CATGTAGAAATGAATAGTGGTATACAATTCTTTGATGGTATCAACACAGAAGATATACAACAGATTTTAATTAAGTCAGCAAATGATTTAATAAGCTTAGATAATCCTAACTATCAATATGTCGCAGCAAGATTATTATTATTTTCTTTGCGGAAGAAATTATTTCATAGACTATGGGAACACCCTAGTTTTTTAGACCATATTCAATCATGTATCAAAGTAGGAATGTATGATGAGGATATTCTCGTTAATTACACAGAAGCAGAAATAGATAGACTAAATGGTTTAATAGACCATGAAAGAGATTATAGTTTTACTTATGCAGGATTAAGACAAGTCATGGATAAGTATCTAGTACAAGATAGAAGTAATGGTGAGATTTTTGAAACACCACAATTTATGTACATGATGATAGCAGCAACATTGTTTGCTAAGTATCCAAAAGAAAAAAGGTTAACTTATGTTAAAAAATATTATGAAGCAGTTTCAAAATTTAAAATTAACATTCCAACACCTGTTATGGCTGGTGTTCGTACTCCTCTCCGTCAATTTGCTTCATGTGTACTTGTTGATAGTGATGATACTTTATCGAGCATCTTTAGTAGTGATATGGCTATTGGTCGTTATGTTGCCCAGCGGGCAGGCATTGGGATTAACGCTGGTCGTATTCGTGGAATCAATAGTAAAATCCGTGGCGGAGAAATACAGCACACTGGTGTTATTCCTTTTCTTAAAAAGTTTGAAGCAACCGTAAGATGTTGTACTCAAAATGGAGTGAGAGGTGGATCAGCAACAGTACATTTTCCCATTTGGCACCAAGAGATAGAAGATATATTAGTATTAAAAAACAATAAAGGTACAGAAGATAATAGAGTACGAAAGTTAGATTACTCTATACAGTTGTCTAAAATATTTTATGAGAGATTTATTGCTGATGGAGACATTACATTATTCTCTCCTAACAATGTGCCAGGATTATACGAGGCATTTGGACTACCTGAATTTGACGAGTTATATGTGAAGTATGAAAATAATAAAAAGATCCCACAAACAAAGATAAGAGCACAATCTCTATTCATGGATCTACTCAAAGAAAGAGCAGAAACAGGTCGTATATATATTATGAATATTGACCATTGTAATACACACAGCTCTTTCAAAGACAAAGTTTATATGTCTAACTTATGCCAAGAGATTACATTACCTACGAAACCCATTAAACACATTGATGACCCAGAAGGAGAGATTGCATTATGTATTCTATCTGCTATCAATCTAGGATTAATAAAAGAGAAAGATGAGTTAGAGGAGTTATGTGATTTGTCAGTAAGAGCATTAGATGAGATTATAGACTATCAAGAATATCCAGTAGAAGCAGCAAGAAAATCTACTGAAGCAAGAAGAAGTTTAGGTATAGGTTATATAGGTCTTGCTCATTTTCTTGCAAAGAATAAAGTTAAATATAATGATAAAGAAGCACTTGTATTAGTTGATGAGATTACAGAGGCATTTCAATACTATCTATTGAAGGCAAGTAATAATCTAGCAAAAGAAAAAGGTAAGTGCGATTACTTTGATAAAACAAAGTATGCTGATGGAATACTTCCTATTGATACATATAAGAAAGATTTAGACAGCATTATAAAAAGGAAGTTAAGTTATGATTGGAATACTCTTAGAAAAGATATCAAGGAGAACGGACTCCGACACAGTACCCTTTCGGCTCAAATGCCGTCAGAGAGTAGCTCGGTTGTATCAAATGCTACGAACGGTGTTGAGCCACCTAGGGATTATCTATCTGTTAAGAAAAGTAAAAAAGGTACTCTTAAACAAATAGTTCCCGAATACAATAGATTAAAGAATTTCTACACACTATTATGGGATATGCCTAGTAATGAAGGTTATATTAATGTAATAGCGGTAATGCAAAAGTATTTTGACCAGGCAATTAGTGGTAACTGGAGTTACAATCCTGAAAATTATAAAGACGGAGAAGTACCTACATCTATTATGGCAAATGATTTACTAACAACATATAAACTAGGATGGAAAACATCTTACTATCAGAATACATATGACGCTAAAGCAGACATAGATGAACCTACACATACACTTGGTTGGCATGATAATGTAAAAGAAGAACCACAAGAGATTATTTTAGATGACCAAGAAGAATGTGAAGCCTGTGCCATTTAAATATTTTCATGAAAAAATGAAAGAAGAACAAGATTTATTGAATTTATCAATGAAAGAATCTTTTAGACAAAGGGATGAAAGAAAAATGAAAGAACCTTACACTATCATACATACAGAACAATTCTACTGTGATGGATCTGAAGAGGATTATGACAAACATCCAAGAGTACATTACACATTTAATAATAAAGTAGATAGTACAGATAAAACTGATAAAGGGTATGTGGTATGTGAATATTGCTATAAAAAATTTAAATATGAAGAAAAGAAAAGTAATACAGATTTTATTAATGATGTTTTAAGAGGAGGACAATAGTGAGAGAAGAAATAATTACAGAATTAAAAACAGTTTATGATCCAGAGATAACCTCGATTAATATATTTGACTTGGGATTAGTATATGACATTGACATTAAGGATAAGGATGTTACTGTTACTCATACTTTAACTTCTATGTTTTGTCCTATGGCTGATGAAATACAAAGAAACATTAAGACTGCCGTAGAGCGAGTAGAGGGTGTTGAAACAGTAAAAGTTAAGCTAACACATACCCCACCATTTACAAAAGAAATGATGAGCGAAGAAGCAAGAATGGTATTAAATCTATGAGTAGTTGTAGTTGTGGTAGGTCACCAACAGGACTTTGTGTTGGTTGGCATAGATTGACAAAAGAAGAATATAAAAAGAAGAAACAAGAATATGAAAAACTGTCAGAAGAAAAAAAGAAAACTGCTTTCCATGTTCGAGCAATAGACGGATTTGGAGAATAAATGACAAAAGTATTTAATACAAAAAAAGTGAATTGGTTAAAACAACCAATGTTTTTTGGTGAAGAACCAAACACACAACGATTTGACCAACAAAAGTATCCTGTATTTGAAAAGTTAAACCAACAACAATTGGGATTCTTTTGGCGACCAGAGGAAGTATCTTTACAAAAAGATAGAAATGATTATCATTTATTATCAGATGACCAAAAACATATCTTTACATCTAATCTAAAGTATCAAACATTATTAGATAGTGTACAAGGTCGTGGTCCATGTTTAGCATTTTTACCATTCTGTAGTTTACCTGAATTAGAATCTATGCTTGTTGCATGGGACTTTAGTGAAACAATACATAGTCGGTCATATACTTACATAATGAAGAATGTTTATCCAAACCCAACAGCAGTACTAGATACGATTGTTGAAACGCCAGAGATTATGGCAAGAGCAGAAACAGTAACCGAATCGTATGATAAGTTTATTGAGTATGCTCATAAATTTCATCTAATGGGAGAGGGTACTACTAAAGAATTAAAGAAGTTATTATACTTAACATTAGTTAATGTAAATATACTAGAAGGTATTAGATTTTATGTTTCATTTGCTTGCTCGTTTGCCTTTGGCGAATTAAAACTAATGGAAGGTAGTGCAAAAATTATATCTCTTATTGCAAGGGACGAAAATTTACATCTTGCAGTAACACAAAACATTATAAATAACTACCGTAATAAAGAGAACGATAAAGAAATGTTACAGGTCATAAAAGAAACGGAACAAGAAGTTTATGATATGTATAATATAGCAGTTCAACAAGAAAAAGATTGGGCAAAGTATTTGTTTAAAGACGGTTCTATGATAGGATTAAATGATATTTTATTGAATCAATATGTTGAATATATGGCAAACAAAAGAATGAAAGCAATCGGCTTAAAACCACAATACGATCAACCACAATCAAATAACCCTTTACCATGGACAACACATTGGTTGAATAGTCGTGGTTTACAAAATGCACCACAAGAAACTGAAATAGAAAGTTATGTGGTGGGCGGAATCAAACAAGATGTTGAGACCGACAGTTTTAAAGGATTTCAATTATGAGCAACCCAAACTTAAAAACCGTGTGTGATGGTTGTAGTGCAAACTACATTGTTAAACATGATTTACCAGAAGATTATATAGAACAATATTGTCCTTTTTGTGGAGAAGAACATGAAGAAACAGAAGAACATATTACTGATATAGATGAAAACTGGGACTAGTTGGATATATCAAGGTAAAATAGTTAAAGAACTTCCTAATGATTGTGAAGCGTTTGTTTATTTGATAACAAACTTATCTAACAACATGAAGTATGTAGGTAAGAAGTTAGCAAAATTTAAGACTACCAAACCTCCACTTAAAGGTAGAAAAAACAAAAGACGAGGCACAAAAGAAAGTGAT